CAGGGTGATTAACAGTCACCTGCTCTACCAACTGAGCTATAGAGGATTGAGAGCCTCTGACAAGATTTGAACTTGCGACCTGAGCTTTACAAAAGCCCTGCTCTACCACTGAGCTACGGAGGCGATAATAAGGCATCTTATTTAACAAAATTACTGTTCAATAAGATGCGATTCATACGTTTACTTGGTGAATGTCCCGTATGATAGAAACTACCATCAAAGAATACAATTCTATTCTTTTTAGGTTCTACAGTTTGTTGGACTGTATATGTTTCGGATTGTACTCTTTCGTTATAGATTACAGTATCCCCATCCGAATCTTTTAGATAAAGGATAGTAGTCCAATGAGGTTGTTTAAGATCTACATGAGGTGTATGTAAAGTATTTTTGGGTGACTTCACCGTCATGTCTAGTCTTGTTCTGATTAAAGATGCTTTCTCTTTAATGAGTTCCTGTTCCATTTTTAGTATAGCAGGAATCCATATTTGTCCTTTAGAATCATCAAATCGGAGTCCATAGTTAGGATCATATAATCCATGACTAAATCCATGTAACCAACCTGATTCGTCCTCAGTAAAAGTAGAAACATTTTTTTGATATTTCCATTCAAAAGATTGATTAGTTACACAATCTTCCAAATAATCAATATAATATTGATCTAGGAAATTATCAATTACTTTAATCATACTACTTTCTCATTATGTAAAGGGGGCGCTGCTTCTACTTGCAGATCTTTTGTACTCCCCCAGGTATATAGGAGTGGGGGGACTTGAACCCCCACGAGATTAATTCTCAACAGATTTTAAGTCTGGTGCGTCTACCGATTCCGCCACACTCCCATCAATGTGGAGCACCCCAATTTGTTTGGTGTTACCAATTTCCCAGGTAGGGGGATGAAAAGCACAATACTCATTGAATGTAATCTTCATTTCCTTATCTGTCAAGTTGCAATTTCTTGCTGCCTTTGGTAAGTTCCATTTAGCGGACCAAAGGTTTTCCATTGATTCGCGAGTTTCAGGTCTCATAAGAAATTAAAATTAATATTGAATCTGCCATGGGCATTGGTTGTTGTAGAAGAACTGTGTTTAACTTGGGGATCGAAAAACATCATTCGATTTGCTACACTATCTACCTTAGTTCCATCTTCAAATAATGTGTATCCATCACATGTATTGATAGAAAATACTGCACCCATGTTTTTAAATGTATAATCAACGTGAAATGGGTGTGTTTTTACTTCAGGTGTCCAAGGGAAAAAATTTGCTTTGATTCTAAGTAGAGAACGCATCTGAATCTTACTCAGAAACATATGACTCATAATACCAAAGAAAGGACTCTTAGGTTCAAGTTGATGGTAAATCATATGTGTTCCCATCCATGACCATGGTTCTGTTTTTTCACTGCTGTGAGCAACACTTTTTTGAATGTAGAAGGGAAATTCTTTATCATGAGTGTTCATGATAGTCATCTCAAGTATTCTAAAGTCATCCTCAGCAAGAAAGTTATCAACTATCTTCATTTTGTTCCAGGAATTGTTTTTGGAATTCTTCCACTTGAGTTTGAATTTCGTCTGGAACTGGCGAAACCTCGTTGACAGGAACCATCATTACAGATTTACCGTCAGGACGAGTAATCTTCCAACAAACACGTTGATTATCTGTGAGATCTAAGAGAAACTCAAAGTTATCTTCTGCTTGTTCTAGCGTAACACCAATCGGTCCAATCATTGTACAGCAAAGCAATAGGTAATCAAGTCGTTATCAATAATCTCCTGAACTTCAGAGATTGTTTCGGCAAATCCTTCTGAACCTTCGTCATCGAATTTCCATTGAACATCTTTCTCATATCCTTCGTCATCAACCAGAGTCATTTTACGTTTGGAGAAGTTTACGAAGATGTGTGAGAGGGAGTCCATGTTGGTCTCTTCAGTACCTATGTAGTATAGCAGGTCTGAGGCAGGATGTCAAGGGTCAGTTCAGTTTGATTGTCAGAGCAGTCAGTTGCATAATACCAGCAGCAGCAGTTAATGCCATGGCACCAGCGGTAGCAGTAAGGGTCGCAGCACCTGCTCCAACTGTTGTAGTCCATGCACCAGCACCAACATTACAAACATATGCGCCAGCACCAATATTTAGATTATATCCTGCTGCTCCACACTGTCTAGTGATCGTTCCTGCTGCGATGATAATCGAGTTGGTAGGAACAGTATCAACACCATTCAATGCTCCAGGAGTCTGTGTCGTAATAATAGATCCTGCACATACAGTAGTAATACCAACCTTTGCTGCCAATGGATTGGGTGGAGTATTAATCAACTGTGTTAAGTGTGTTGTGGACATATTGATTGTACTGTCCCCTGCTAGCGTAAGTTCACCAGCAGCATATGTTTGTTTAGAACAACTATTATCCAGAACCCCACCAGAAATTTGATGCTTATTTGCATGTAGATCCATTTCTGCTGACTGTAGATTCAATCTAGCACCAGTAACATTCACATCAAGGTCAGAACCAAACCGCATAGTATGTTTCTGAATACTTTGTCCTGATCCATTACTTTCACCGTTCTTATCTACCATTCGGGGACCACCTTCAGCAGACAAGAAGAATCCCCCACCAACTTCAAGATGGCAATTGCCAGTAACTTTTAAGAAATAATCCCCATTAATAGTTCTAACGTAATCATTATCGATAATTTTACAATCATCACCAGCAACTGATGCTGTTAAGTTGCCCGCATAACTGACGTCATCAGCAACTAATGAACCAGTATTTCCTTTACCAGAGTTATTATCTTTTTCAAATTGTTTTACTGCTTTTTGTATTTCTTCCTCTGTTGCATCAGGGTTCTTTCTCTGAAATTGATCTTGTGCATTTCTTCTTGCTGCCTCGGTCTGATTAATATTTGTGGAAATATGCGTAGTACCATTTGCTCTTTTTGATACTGTTGCTTGACGACCAGGAGTACCGATATGAAGTTCAGACGCACCATCTAAAAATGTTGTCGCGGCAACTAGATATGGATCTGCATCTTCTAAGATAGAATCTATAAGACTACCAGCACCAAAAGCATCTCCACAAGATTTTCTCCCCCTATCAGTACCCATGATCTTTTGAATACTCTCAAGTTCTTCCTCAGTACAATGAGTTACACCATATAAAGGATACCAACCAACAGTATCTTTACCACCATCAGCACTTCTACCACAAGGAGTAGGAATAAACTTAATGAATAACTTAATAAGACCTGTGATACTTGTAATACCATTCAAAAGACCATCAAATCCTGCAGCAAAAATTTCAGAACCTTGTTGCCATGCATCAATGATTTCAGTTGCTTGCTCATATCCGCTTACGATAGTCTTTACAGTATCAACTACAGACAGCATAGTAGAAAGAACTGACTGTACACTACAGACAATGCTGTTAACAACATCCTGAACACCTTGTACAACCAATGCTGCCTTATCAATCAGACCATCCAAAAATGAATCTAACTGTGAAGTCAATGCTCCAATAGGATCCTGAATCATGCTAATCAATTGATTATCGACTGCACACAATGCTTTCAGGATAGTAACAACTGCTGTCTGAATTACTGTCGTAAGAGCAAAAGGAATACCCGCACCAATTGAACCTAAGAGATTCACTAACTCTAGTTGTTCAGCAAGAGCACTAATCTGTTGCCTAATTGCAGAAACAATTTGAGCGAATACAGCACCTAAAAAGTTTTGCATCTTTGCCATTAGTGCTTTTGCACTAACGAGTTTGCCAGTAACAATATTTAAGAAGTCGCCATCTTCTGCTTTAACTAGGTTACCTGCATGAGACGCAATATCTTCTACGAGATATGATAGTTGGTACTCTAACGTTTTCCAAGGTCCACCAACACCATTTGCAGCAGGAAGAGGTTTACTTACAGTCTTTGGTTTATGAGGATTACCAGAACTACCAGCAGTGTAAGAACCAATAGTTCTACCTGCTGGTGCTCCTTTACCAGCAACCTGTGTTGTTTTTGTTCCACCAGGAATAGGAACACTGTTATTACCGTCGTTACCTCTTTGTTTATTTCCTGCGTTACCTCTCTCGTTAACTACACTATAAGTTGGATCTGCAGGATGATATAAGACTGGATTTACATGACCAGTGCTACCTGGTTCCATAGTTTCGCCTGTAAAAGCAAAGACATTCTTGGTATTAGTTTCAGGAGATTTGTTAACACGCATAACACCCATAACAATAGGCATTTGAGCGTTTTCTCCATCCATGAAGAAACCCATAACAATTGCACCTGGTTGCAACTGTCCAGAACTTTCACCCTGACCATCATTACCTGGTTGAGACGTATGCTGTAGTACAGTTGCCCAAGGTAATGCTTCTGTAGGAAGATCAGCAGTTGTTCCACCTCTTACATTGGTGTAGTATCCCAGAACTCGGACTTTCACTCGTCCAAGTTCCATAGGGTCGGTATTATCTTCTACTTCGCCAACCCACCAAAAGAATCCGTCTTTACCAACAAAATTGATAGTGGGTTCATTAATGATACCATCAATAGACATGTTATCTTTTTACCTTTACGATTTATTTATTCGCGAATATAACCGAAGTCTACAAGATACTTACGAGTCAAAGGAGTTGGTTCATATACTTCCCACATATTACCACCAGCACATGCTGCAAGAGCATCCATAGTCATATTCTCTGTTCTACCTGCCCACTGTGCTTCTGCTTCCCAAGGTACAGCAGACTTAGGATATGTACGCTCTACTAGTACCTTCCAGATCATAGGTACTTCATCTTCAGGTTTGATGATAGCAATCAAACTATTATCAATCGTACCTGCCATACAATCTTGTGCAGCGTGCCATCCTTCATGACGCATAACCATCATGAGTGTAGCAGGATCACCCATAAACTCCTTATTCAAAAAGAAGTTATTGCTTACCGTGTGATATACACCACGATGCATTTTAGGGAAATACTTCTCATCAGCAAGGAATACATTAACTCCAATTTGATTCAGTGAGTGTAGAATGTTATGAAACTCACCAGTAACACCAGTAAATGCTTCAGTGTTATCATATTGTGACGAGATGTCAAGCATTGAGTATACTTTCTCTACATCATCAGTGCATTCACCAAGGAGCATACATCCCATGGAGTGCATAGTTTTGTATTCGGTTTCTTTGATGGGTTCTGCCATAGCAGGACTAATAGACCCCAAAAGTCCGAGTGTCAAGAATGCATTAATAAGTTTGTTGTTCATGATAATAAATTGAACATGCCCGAAGAGGGGATCGAACCCCCGACAATCTCCGTGTAAAGGAGGTGCTCTACCTCTGAGCTATTCGGGCTTCCTAGTGAAGCGATACAGTTCAGTACTACCCCACATAAGTTCACCTGTTTCCAAGTCTCTTCCTTGGTCACAAGTATGTAGTTTGTCTTTATAGACGTGTATTTCAGAAATTACACGGTCTCCCCTATAACCTCTACATTTATCTCCAGCAAGTTGACCGTGCCAAGCATTGCCATCGAACTTAAATATCATATCACAATCTTCGTGTCTTGTCCAGTCCAAGTGATAGTTCTCTACTAACACTTCGGTTTCGGACAATACAACTATCCTGTGATTCTTCTGACGATAAGGAGACTCTGGCCCTTCTCGTCTCTTGAAATTTGTAGATTGAAATCCATCATCATGACGTTTCCAAGTGATCTCTACAGAAACCCAATTGCATGGATCAGATTGTGCTTGGTGGCGATTTTCCCAATGACCTAAGATATAGTCTTCAAATTTAGCCATAACAATCTCTGAACCCTTACATGGTTATTCTAAAAGAAATTCACTCCCCTGTCAAGTCAATCCTCGTAAACTAAACACTCAGGTTCAGATGGATTTTGATCACAGAAAAGTTCTAAGTAACTAGGATCGTGATGATCGCCAGCTTCAATTTCTTTTTTGTGATGCTCTACATACTCTTCTAACTCATGCAACTCGCCTTCAATGTGACGTCGTTGCTGTGGAGATGTAGACGGACTGTCTAGAATCTCTTTATCGACAGCAATATGCTTCTCGATACTTTCCATGTATCCTCCTTTTGTAATAATTATTTATTTGATTTATATGGTGGAATCCTTCATTAAAAGCAATTCCGTAGTCATGTTAACGCCATTAGTATCATGAGTCAAGCTAGCAATTAGATATCTACCACTATATCTACGGTCTACTTTAGGTGTCTTTCCAGATTTTGCTGAGGTAGGAATGATGATATCAATTCCTGAACCAACATACAAATCCATATTTCCTGGAATAGTTATTTGTAGTTTGATAGTCTTTAGACTTTCAATCCTCATCCATTGGTATGCCTGGAGTTCTACGAGTGACTCATAATTTTTTTGAGGATTATCTTCAAATCTTTGATCAAAAATTTGATTCGGAAGAATTGTGTATCTAACTCTCTTTGGATACTCAATTAATTTCTGAATTCCCTGATCCATAGAATTAATAATATTCTTATTACCACCGTCTTTCAAGTGAGACATACTATTCCAGTATGTGTTGATATTATAATAATGAGCATCTACAGAGATGTCTGTACTAATACCCATTTTAGATTGTGTAATGGTAGTTGGGTCAAATCCAATACTATAACCAGACCATGTACCATGACGTAATCCCATCAAAAAGTTCTTCTCTTCAGGAAAAACTACAGCATTAATTCTATATTGGTCTGCAGCACCATCATCTGCTATATTTTTTGGTGCTTGAGTATACCTATACAATCTTGGTTGTCCAGTATTGATATTAGTTTCTTCATTATCCTTCATGGCATTTGCATCATCAATCATCTTATCGATAGACTTGTAATGATATCCTAATGCATTCTCAAAAAATGCAAATCCATTCTGCAATGAAGTACCTGCTGATTTACGAATAGATCTCTCAGTCATCCAGTAGATTGCATCAAATGGTCTCCAGTTAGGAATGATAAATTTATGGTCATTTAATGTTTCTTCTAGATACAGTCTTTTTCTAGTCCCAATATATCTG